AATCAAATGGCACTACCAGCAAGCGGAATGACTTTAAACATCAGCCGCATGACAACTGGTACATCAACAGCGATTCAGCAAACACAAAACACAGCAGTTTCAGAAACTGATGCTGATGATACTTTGCTAACTATCAATGTGCGCACAATTGCAGGACAGCAAGACCTATCACGCCAAGCAATTGAGCGTGGAACAGGTATTGATTCCTTTGTAATTGGTGACTTGATTCGTTCATGGCACACAACACTTGATTCACAGGTGTTAAATGGTGCAGGAACTAATGGAACCATTAAGGGTATTCGTAACTCAGGTGGAAGCGCAGTAACATTTACTGCAACAACTCCAACAGTTGCACTTCTATATCCAAAGTTGGCAGATGCGTTGCAGAAAGTTCAAAGCAATGTATTTACAACTCCAACTGCTTGGATTATGCACCCACGCCGCCTAGCATTCTTGCTAGCAGGCGTTGATGGTCAGAATCGCCCATTAGTAGTTCCTGCTGCTGGTGGCCCAATGAACGCAGTTTCAACTGGTTCAGGTGTTGCTCAATATGGAAACTCAGGTTATCAACTACTTGGCTTGCCAATTATCACTGATGCCTCAGTTGCAACTGATCTAGGCGCTGGAACTAACCAAGATGAAATCTACTTGGTTGATGGCCGTGAGATGCACCTATGGGAGCAACCAGGATCACCGTTCTCACTTCGATTCGAAGCGACAACTGCTGGTTCATTAACTGTAAAGAGCGTTGTTTACGGCTATGCCGCATTCACCGCAGAACGCTATCCATTAGCCGCATCAATCATTAGCGGAACTGGTTTAGCAGCACCAACCTTCTAATTTAGAAGGCAATTAAGAACTGTTTAGGTGGTTTAACCTCCCCCGATTAAACCACCTAAACTCCTAAGTAGTTCGGGGGAACTATGAAAAGCGCACACAAAGTAACAATCGGTTCATGCGATTCAGGTGAAGTAAATGGTTCATTTGCTTACACAATGATTCAATTAGCCCAATCAAGATCAGCAAGATTAGGGCCATTCATAAGAGTTAAAGGCTCAGGATTACTTTCTAAGATTCGTAATCAAATAGTTAAACAATTTTTAGATAACACAAAATCTGATTGGCTTCTGATGGTGGACAGCGATCAGCAATTAGGGGTTGCAACTTTTGATAAGTTGATTGATACAGCCCACGATTTAGAACGGCCAGTTGTAGCAGGATTAGTATTTGCTGCTTTTAATGATGGCAATAGCGAATATCCAAAACCAGTTCCTGCTATCTTTCAAGATGTGCCAGAGGGATTCTTACCTCTCTATAAATATGATGAGAATAAAGTTTTTGAAATAGATGCCGCAGGCACTGGATGCCTGTTAATCCATCGAAGCGTTTTAGAAAAGATGCGTGAAACAGCCGATCCCAATATGGGTAAAAACTGGTGCTGGTTCTGGGATGGCCCGATAAATGGTGAATGGATTGGCGAGGATTTACTTTTCAGCCGTCGCATTCGCTCACTTGGATTTCCAATTTATGTAAACACTGGGGCAATTTTACCTCATCAAAAATCTTACTGGTTAGATGATAGGCACCATAAATTATGGAAACATTAAAAAAGATTTTTAAGAAAAGAATAAAACCAAAAGAAACGGCTACTGCCGAGCCTTTACTTGAAAGAGCAATTTTACCCAAAGCGGAAAGAAGGATAAAGCGTGCCAATTGTTAATGGTTACTGCACACTTGCTGAATTAAAAGCATCATTAAATATTACAGATGCAGTTGATGATACCGCTTTAGAGGTAGCAATTACTGCTGCTAGTAGAATGATTGATGATTATACTGAGCGTTTCTTTTATGTTAATGGCACTACTCAATCCACAATAACTCGCTATTACACTCCAGTTGATGCGTACACAGTAAACATTGATGATATAATTACAGTTACTGAAGTTGCTACTGATGATAACTTTGATCGTACTTATGGAACAGTTTGGGCAACCAGTGATTATATGGTTGAACCAATAAATAACCCAACTAAATCTTGGCCTTACAATAGAGTTTTAGCAATTGGCAGTTATATTTTTCCTTATCAATTACCTCAATCACTTAGAGTTAAAGGCATTTGGGGATTCTCAGCAATACCACCTGAAGTTAATATGGCAACTCTGATTCAATCATCAAGATTATTTGGTCGCAGGCAATCACCATTTGGAATTGCAGGCAGCCCTGAAATGGGAACTGTTAGATTGTATTCTCGCCTTGATGCTGATGTTGAAGTTCTGCTTCGCCCATTCCGCAAGAACGGCGGCTTGGCTAAGTGATTCCAAGCAATGTTAGAGATGGTTTAAAAACTCGCCTGCAAACAATAACTGGGCTTAGAGTTTATGATTTAATTCCAGATACAGTAACGCCACCAGCAGCAATTGTTGGGCAACTAGATTTCACCTTCGATATAAACAATGCAAGAGGCTTAGATCAAGCCAATTGTGATGTCTTGGTGATTGTTCAACGCCTATCAGAAAGAGTGGCCCAAGATAAGTTAGATGCTTTTCTAGCAGGATCAGGGGCTGGCTCGATTAAAACCGCAATTGAAGGCGATAGAACTTTAGGTGGTGCAGTAAACACACTTAGAGTTATTAGCGCCGAAGGTGGAACTTATGAATCTGCTGGCACTTTATTCCTATCTTATAGATACCGCCTCACACTTTGGGGTTAAGGAGAAAAAATGTCTTATGTAATTACCTCAGAACTAGAGGTTTGTAATAAAAAGAAAGGTGAATCAATCACCGAAAAAGAATTGCTTAGTGCAGGAGCCAACATCAAGGCATTGATAGAAGGCAACCACATTAAGGCAACTGGGGGAACAACCAAACCAGCAATCCAAGAAGGAGCCGATAAATAATGCCAAGATTAGTATTAACAAATGCGAAGGTTACGATAAATTCAGTTAATTTATCTGATCACATCGCAAGCGTTACTTTAAGTACCAGTGCTGATGTAGTGGACACAACAGGGTTCTCATCAACAGCAGCAAGATCAAGAATTGCTGGTTTGTTAGATAACTCTGTAACTCTTGAATTTCATCAGGACTTCGCAACATCAAATGTAGAAGCAACAATTTACCCACTGATTGGAACTACAACTACTGTTGTTGTTACTCCAGTTGATACAACAGTGAGTGGAGTTAATCCTTCATTTACTTTTTCTGCGTTAGTAGCAGAATGGCAGCCTCTTTCAGGCGCAGTTGGCGAGTTAGCCACTGCATCTGTTACTTGGCCAATTTCAGGAGCAATCACTAAGGCGGTAATCTAATGGCAAGAATAGTACTAACCAACGCTTCAGTTACTTTTGCAAGTACTGATATTTCAAGTTATGTAAGTTCAATAACTCTAAGCACATCACTAGATATTATTGATACAACATCTTTCGGAAATTCTAGTCGGACAAGGGTTGCGGGATTAGCCGATAATCAAGTAACCATAGAATTTTTCCAGGATTTTGCATCTGGTGCTTTAGAATCTATTGTTTATCCTACAATTGGAACTTCTGCTGCAATGGTAGTTAAGCCAGTAGCAGGAACTACAACTGCAACCAATCCGCAATTTGCGTTTAATGCCTTAGTTTCAGAATGGCAACCGCTATCAGGTGCCGTTGGTGAACTAGCAACAGCAAGTGTTACCTGGCCAATATCAGGTGCAATAACAAAAACAACATAACTAACTAGGGGGAAATAAAATGGATGGACTATCACTAAAGATCAAAACCAATGATGGTGTAGATGCAACTTATGTATTACGGCCTCGCACCATCGTTGCTTTTGAGCAGAAGTTTGGCAAAGGATTGGCAAAATTGTTTGCAGAGGATCAAAAGATGGAACACATCTATTTCCTTGCCTGGCAATCTCTAAGAGATAATGGCCGAGTTGTAAAACCTTTTGGCCCAGAGTTCTTAGATACACTCGAATCAGTAGAAATGGTTTCTGACCCAAATTCAGAATCCACCGAGATAGCCTAACCTTTGCAATTGCAACGGCCTCGGTGGAGTTGGGCATCTCTCCTATTGATTTGATAGATGCCCCTGATGGTGTCTTAGAAGCAATGTTCGCCTATCTAAAGGAAAGAGCAAAGGCAAATAAATATGGCCGATGAAGTTATCGTTTTAACAGGTATTAAAGAAACAATTGATGCCTTAAAAGAATTTGATAAAAAAGCGGCTAGAAAATTTAACAAAGTAATTAATGATGAATTAACTAGGGCTGAGCGATCAGCAGATAACTTAGTTGTTCAATTCACTAATCCTGTTTATGGAACACCGATGCGTGGCTGGCGAAAAACTCCAGCCACTAATCCTAGAACTAGAGGTGGCGCAGGCTGGCCAGCCTGGGATGTTTCCACAATTCAGGCAGGCATTACCAAAAGCAAATCGCAAGGTAAAGTTCGTGGTGATTACACCACTAGCGCTGGTGCGTTAATTAATAAGAGCGCTGCTGGAGCAATCTTTGAAGTTGCAGGCAGGCGTGGTAACGCATCAAGAAATCAATTTATTAGATATTTAAGCAATTCATTTGGCAAAGCCTCCCGCCTTATTTGGGCGGTTGTTGATAAAGATAAAGAGGCAATTCAAAGGCGAGTTGCAGCAGCCTTAGAGGATGCTAAAAAAACATTACAAACTAATTTAAACGGTAGGAGTTAAAGTGGCAACTGGCGCAATTATTGCTCGGATTATCACCCAATATTCCGCTAAAGGTTCAAAGCAGGCTCAAAAAGATATTAGCAAACTTGGCAAAGATTTTGATAAATTTTCTAAAAGAAGCATAATTGCTTTTGCAGCCGCAGCCGCAGCCGTACAAACATTCGTTGTTAAGGTCGGAACTGATGCAGTTCGTGCCGCTATGGAGGATCAAAAGAGCCAGGCGTTACTTGCTTCAACTTTAAGAAATACTACTAATGCAACTGATGCAACAATTGCCAGTACTGAGGAGTACATAACCTTATTACAAAAAGAAGTTGCTGTTGCCGATGATGAACTCCGCCCAGCGCTGGCTACCCTAGCCAGAGCAACTGGTGATGTTGCCTCTGCTCAAAATTTACTTGGCACTGCCTTAAATATTAGTGCTGGAACAGGCAAAGATTTACAAACTGTTTCTTTAGCGTTAAGTAAGGCCGTAAATGGAAACCTTGGCGCTCTTACTCGCCTTGGTATTCCACTTGATGCCAATACTATTAAATCAAAAGATTTTAATAAGGCTCTTGGTGTTTTAAATGATACCTTTAAAGATCAGGCTAATGTTCGTGCTAAAACTTTAGAAGGTAGATTAAAGGGTTTAAATATTGCTTATGGCGAAATTCTTGAAACCCTTGGTTATGCCCTTTTACCTGTTATTGAACAATTTGCAAAAGTTGTACAAACTCAACTTTTACCTCAATTAGAGGCTTGGATTAATGCAAATAAAGATGAATTGGCTGCTACTTTATCAAACATCCTTGGGCAAATTCCTACTCTAATTGAAAATGTAACTGAACTTTTTGGTGTTATCAGCCGCAATCTTGGAGTAGTAAAAATTCTTGCAACTTTATTATTTGCTACTTTTGCCGCAACTAAAGTTTACGCTGGAGTTGCTGCATTAATCGCAATAATTGATTTGTTAAGAATCGCTTTTGTTAAACAAACAGCATCAGCCACTAGCGCAGGAATCGCCACCGCTTTTGCAACAGGTGGTGTTTCAGCATTAGCCGCATCAGCAGCAATAGCAGTTTTTGCTGGCTCAGCAGTGTTTGCATATAAAACTTTAACTAAAAATAATGATGCTCTTGATGAACAAAAAGATAAATTAGATGATTTAATTCCAGGTTGGGGAAATGTCTATGGCCCTCCTATTGTTAAATCAACTCAAAAAATAGTTAGTAATACTAGCAAAATACTTGGTAACACAATAAAATTAACCGATGCTCAAAAGAAACAATTAGCAACTCAAGAAGCCTTAAATAAATTAAAGGCAATGGGTGTTACACCTACATCTGAAACTAACCCAATTCAACTTGAGGCAGTTAGATTAAACCTTCTCAAAGAACAAAACCTTGCTCAAAAAGCGATGTACGATCAATTGCTTGCTAACTATAATGCAACTGAGCGTATGAATATTGCTGCTCAGCGTTATGCCGATATTTTGACGGTTATTTCTGATTCAAAAATTACTAGCGAGGAAGTAAATACACTTGCTAGCAAATGGAACACAACTAATTATGAGGTTGTAAAATACATTGGCACAATTACTGGCAATGTTAATCTTGGCTCAGGCTGGGATGCAGCAGGATTGGCCGCAGCCGATGGTTGGATAACTGCTCTTGCTGAGTTAAATAAATACCTTGCAGCAGTAGGTAAGGGTGCATTTGTAGCCCCTAAAAATATACCTGGTGGGGTACCTAGTGGCACCGCTATTAGCCCTTCCTTGGAAGCAGCAAGAAAACAAATCGAGGATGCTACTATTGGATTAAATAATTTTAACGAAAGAATGTTGCAAAAAATTGCTGATAATAAAAAAATTCCAGATACTGTATCTACTAGATCATCAATGACTTCACTACCTGATTATCAATCTTTTAGAGCGGGTGAGCGTGGTGGTGTTAATGTAACTGTTAATAATGCTGGTAGCACTGTTACCTTATCTGATTTGCAAGAATCAATTAGAACTGGATTGCTGGCTGGGCAAACTTCAGGCAGATCAGTTAATGCTAGAAAACTAGATTTGTAATGCCAGGCACACCAGTTCTTGGCGTGAGCATTGACTTTGCGAACGGCCCTGCCTTTGGAAACCCCCTTTTGCTCGATGATCCAACCACACCACTTGGCACTGGTATCTTGGCAGATGCTCCTGGCGATGTAGTTGATGTTTCAGATATTGCCTTGCAGGTAAGTATTCGCCGAGGCAGAAATCGTATTCTAAACAAATTTGAGGCTGGATTAGCAACAGTAGTTTTAGAGGATAACAATGGCGATTGGTCGCCGCAAAATTTATCCTCACCCTACGCAGGCAAGTTACTACCTTTACGCAAGATTCGTATTTATGCAGATTATGATGATGGCGGCGGAACTGATCGCTACTATCTCTACTCTGGTTACATTACAGCCTACAACAGTACCTACGGTTTAGGCATCGATGAAACCTCTAGGGTAACTCTGCAATGTGTAGATGGTTTTAGATTATTAAATAATATCGGAATCAGTACCGTACCTGGCACCAGTTCTCCACAATTATCAGGAGCCAGAGTAAATGCGATGCTTGATGTTGTAAGTTGGCCTTCATCTCAAAGGGATATAGATGCTGGCACTAGCACGCTAATTGCTGATCCTGGCACCCCTGATAGAGATTTGCTTACTGCCTTACAATTGGTTGAGGTATCAGAGTTTGGCGGGTTCTTTATTGATGCCGAAGGTAATGCAACCTTTTTATCAAGAGAAACTGTTAGTGAAAAGGCTGATGAAACCCCAACAGTATTTGCCGATGATGGTTCAGCAATTACCTATAATCAAATTGAGTTTGCCAACGATGACACTTTGCTAGTAAATGATGTAACGGTTACTAGATTAAATGGCACCCCTCAGAATGTATTTGATCAACCATCGATTGATACCTTCTTTTTGCACTCAGGGCAGAGGCAAGGAATCCTAGTTCAAACCGATGCTGAGGCTTTAGATCAGGCTCAAACCCTGCTAGTAGCCCGAAAGAATACAACTGACCGCATAGATTCAATGACTATAAACCTCCTAGATTCCTCAGCACCTACCAAAATTGTGGCTGGATTGAACCTAGAGATATTCGATTTGGTAAATGTAACTAAAACCGTTCCAGGCGGTTCAACCATTACCAAAGAACTATTTGTTCAAGGCGTTCAGCACGATATAACTAACAGTATGTTCACTACAAAAATACTAACCGCAGAACCTCTAATCCAGGCGTTCATCCTTGATAGCACCACTGATCAAGGCCGCTTGGGTTCTGGTATTCTGAGTTATTAATTAAGGAGCAAAATGGCAAAACAAACCTTCACCACTGGGCAGGTTCTTACCGCAGCCCAGATGACTAGCCTGCAAGAAACGGCTATGGGCGGTGGCCCTGCTACTGCTAAAACTGCAAATTATGTTTTAGTTGCAGCCGATGCAGGAACTACTGTTGCAATGGATGCAGCAGGTGCAACAACCATAACTGTAAACACAGGTTTGTTTGCAGCAGGTGATACTGTATTTATTCAAAATTTAGGAGCAGGCGCCTGTACCGTAACTGCTGGAACTGCCACAGTTGCTACCGCAGGAAGTTTGATTCTGCCTCAGAACGATGCAGGTATCCTATACTTCACTAGCGCATCAGCCGCTATATTCTATGATTATATCCAGGTAGGCGCAACATCCCCATTAACTACCAAGGGTGATCTTTATACCTTTGGAACTAGCGATACCCGCCTCCCAGTAGGCACAAACGGCCACACACTTGTAGCGAATAGTTCCACAAGTACAGGCTTGGAGTGGCAGGCTCCTGCGAGTGGTGGTATGACACAATTAGCAGCCGCTAATTTCCCAACAGGTGTGGCAACTTTTGATATTACAGGCATTAGCGGTTCATATAATAATTTACAATTAGTTTTAAGAGATTTTGATACTGTGGATGATGTAAACCTTTTAATGCGATTTAATTCTAATACTGGTTCAAATTATCCTCAGAGTGGAATTAAGCAAACGGGCGAAAGTGCAGCCAGTGCTTTTGCTCAGGTAGGTACTGGCTTTTTTATTACTGAAGGTGATGTAGATTCAACTGCTGGTGAAAATCAATTAATCATAACTATATTTGATTACGCTAATTCAACTACTTACAAAACTGCTACGGCAATAGGCGTATTCAAAGATGGTGGTGGCTCTTTTTGGAATACCTATTATACAACTATGGGATGGAAAGTAGCAGACGCTATAACAAGTATCACTATCTACGGCGCATCAAATTTTGATGCTGGTTCTTATGTTTTATATGGAGTAAAATAATGAAAAAATCAATTCATAATGCTGCAACTGGCGAAATAATTGAACGAGAAATGAATGATATTGAGTTTGCACAATATCAAAAAGACAAAGCCGAAGCCGAAGCCCGCAAAGCCGAAGCCGCAGCAAAGGCTGCCCAAAAGGCAGCCCTGCTAGAACGGCTTGGGATCAGCGAGGATGAGGCAAGACTACTTCTAGCCTAGGCACAATCCCTCAAGATTATGCTAAGAGTAATTTAGCCTCGTCAGCCGTTATGCCTAAACGCTCAAGTAGTTCAGCCTTAGCCTGTGCTTTAGCAGCATCTTGCTCTGCTTTCCAAGCATCATACTGAGCGAAACCTGCTTCATATTGCGCTTTCGTTATCGGCTCACACTCTAAAAACTCAATACCTTCATAAGTTTCGCCCAGTTGAACATAACCACCATTCGGAATTAACATACCTAAAACTTCACTAGATGTAGCCATATTTTTATACTCCAATTTCCATTAGTGTAATAGTTGAAGGGCTTGAATTTGCTTGAAAAACAATTTGTCCGCTGCTTGCAGTTTTTTCAGTCAATGCTTGCAATTTGTAAGTAGTTGCTGAAGTAGTATTTGGCGCATCTAAAATAGAGATACTGTGTTGAGTTTGTGCATCAACACTAGTTGCACCCCCTACTTCAATTTTTGTAAATCTTGGTGAAGATGATGGGAAATAATCAAGAATCGTAGTTGCGCCTCGCAATAATATTGCACCCCCAGCAGCATCTACGGCGCTGCGAGAAACTTTTGCATTTGCACTAACTAAAACAAGAATCTTTGAAGTAGCCAAAGTTGGCGTAATTGTTGCGGTAATTGTCGTGTCTGTCATTGAAGCCACCGCAATAGTAGTTGCTGTCGTAGTTGTTGCACTTACAACCTGCAACACTTTGCCACCACCAGCAGGTGCAGCCCATTTCAATCCAGTTGCTTCCGCACTATCCGCTACTATCCTTCAAGAACAATCTCAGAGGATTGTGCTATTCAGCAGAATTGTCTAAAGATTGCAAATACTTTTGATAATCAGCGTTTGCCAAATCCTCTGTGAAGGAATAACGCAAACCATTTTCCTCAAACCAAATAATTGTTTGATTGTTAATTTGTGTTGTCTTATAGTTTTTAATTGTCATTTTTATATCTCCGCACTAAATGAAATTGAGGCTGAAGCGTTGTTTGTGTAAAAGAATCCTGCATCACCTTGAGTGCCAGAGGATTGACCAGCGTTATAAACATTGGCGTTGCTTTCAGCAGCCATATTTATCGTTAAATCGTCAATATAATCATCTCCTGCGGTTCTGGAAAATCCATAATAATTGCTTCCTGAAGTTGCAATTAAAGTAGGGGTGGTTCTCATCGTTGAAGGGAATTTTATATTGGCTTGACTCAAAGTGCCTGTTGAATAAAAAGCCGTTGCAATTGCCTTACTATTTCCAGAAACGTGGTTATAGAAATACCGTTGGCACTCTGCTAACTCTCCAGCAATATCGCCACCGCAAAAAACGAAAGCACTTGCAGTAGAACCAAGTTCTAATTTTACTTTAGATAATGTCTTGGTGGTGCTAACTGCTGTAAATTCAACAATAACATCAGCCAAACCATCTGCGGTAAAAGATATTGGTGAAGCAGCATAACTTGGTGGAGTTGCGCCTACATTATAAATTCTGCCAGTTGCAGTTCCAGAAAAAGATAAAACATAAGTTCCAGCATCAACATTTGCTCTCTCAATGATTTGGCGAATAACACCATCAACTGAAATGGTGACGCTTTGTCCTTGTGGCGCACTTGTAAAAGTTAAAGAGGTGTTTGTGTAATTAGATTTCCAGCGATCAAATCCAAATGCACCCGATGCTAAATTTGTTCCTGTTGTATAAGATCTTTGATTTATTGTAAAGTTTCCATTGATAATAATATTTGGATTTATTCCACCACCAGCAGGGGCCGCCCACTTCAAACCAGTGGCTTCGGCGCTATCCGCTACGATACTTACGCAATGGGATTGTGCTGAGCCTAGGCACAATTGCTAACGATTCTGCTACCCCTTTTGGGATTATGCCTAGACAAAGAACATTCGCAGATATAGGATTCCCTGACTATGGAACAAATACCGCTAGAAATAATCAAAGAAAAACTGAAAAACAGATACGAAACTCAAGGCTTCGCTGAAGCCCTATTCAGGAATGATTTTAACCTGCTAGTTCGCTTGGGAGTTCATCCCCAGGTGGCTACTACTGAGGATTTGCAACGGCTAGTAATGACCGTTAAGGCAGCCTCTACTAAAGGAACCTACGCCGCAAGAGTTCGCAGTATTTTTAAAGCGCTGCGCAAAATGGGTTTAATAGACAATATGGCCGATCTTGATCTGCCAGCAGTTCGCAAGGGGCGAGGATTACCCCACCCATTAACGCCAGGTGAAGCCGAATTAGTTATGACTAGAGCCGATCTACCAATGAGAGATTGGTTTATTATTGGCTGCAAGGCTGGCCTGCGTGCTATGGAGGTTGCAAACCTTCGTGGGGTTG